CAAGTTGATTGTCGTGGTCCTTCTCGGCATCCTCGCTTTCAGTGGCTACTTCATCCACCAGAACTTCAACCTGTTTTTCCACGTGTGGCAGAAGCAGCAAGAGCTTCCGACCATGAACGCAGACCGTTTCGACCAAGTGGCGGCTACGACGATGGCTGATTTGCAGGCTGACGTTCTGGTGATCTTCAAGGTTGACCCCATCCTGAACACGCGCATCTCCGAGCGCGCATACTTGCGCGAGGGTGGCCGCGCGCCCGAAATCGAAGGGCTTGATGTCGGACTGTTCACGAACAACCCGTCGAACAACAAGGACGTTATCGACCTGATCGCCAGCGGCGTTCCGTGCTCCCAGTACACCCGCCCGCAGAGCGAGATTGGGCTTTGGTACATCCGGCAGGGCGTGACATTCACTTGCCGTGTCAGCGTGCCGCCCGAGATCAACCAGTTCATCGGCCAGATTACGGTCGGTTGGAAAACTGCACCGACTGACCTGAACTATGTGCGCGACATTTTGACCGTGGCCGCGCGCTCCATTTCGAGGAAGTGATGACCGAAGACGAGCGCCTCAAGAGCCTGCTTCTTCGCAAGAAGAAGATCATCTCTTCGCGGGATGATCTCATCGCTTTCGCTGAGTACACCAACCCCGCCCAGGACCACCCTAACGACGTGGCGAAGTCCACCTACCAGGCGAAGAAGCACCACCGGGTGATCGCGGCCGCCCTGGAGGAAGTCGAGAAGGGCAACATCCAGCGCCTGATCATCAACGTGCCCCCCAGGCACGGCAAGACGGAGCTCGCCACGAAGGCCTTCATCCCCTGGTACATGGGCCGGCACCCGGAGAACCACGTCATCTTCGCCACCTATAACTCGCAATTCAGCTGGGACATCGGGCGCAAGATCCGTGAGACGATTCGTGAGCCCCTCTACCAGCACATCTTCCCGCACATGCAGCTGAAGACCGGCTCCGCCTCCGTCGATCGCCTCGAGCTCGAGAGCGAGGGCAGGGCGTTCTTCGTCGGCCGCGGCGGCACCATCACCGGCCGCGGCGGCCATCTCCTGGTCGTGGACGACCCGATCAAGGATCGCCAGGAAGCCGACAGCAAGGCCCTGCGCGACAAGCTCTGGACCTGGTACACGCAGGTGCTGTCCAGCCGCCTCATGAGCAAGACCGGCAACATAATCCTGGTGCAGACCCGCTGGTCGGACGACGACCTGGTCGGCCGGCTGACGGATCCGGCGAACCACTTCTACAACGAGCGCGAAGCCGCCAAGTGGCACCTGGTGGACCTGCCGGCCCTGGCCGAGGACAACGACGTCCTGGGCCGCAAGCCGGGCGAGGCCCTCTGGCCTGAGCGCTTCGACGCGGAGTTCCTGGAGGCGCAGAAGCGCACCGACCCGCGTGGCTTCATGGCCCTCTACCAGGGCCGGCCGGCGCCCGAAGATGGCATCCTGTTCCGCGCCGAGATGCTGTCCGAGTACAACAGCCCCAAGGCCCGGCCGGCGGACGAGGAGCTGCGCTTCTACTGCGCCTCGGACCATGCCGTCTCCACCGCCCAGGATCGCGACCGCAGCTGCCTCCTGGCCTTCGGCGTCGACAAGAACGACGACATCTGGATAATGCCAGACACCGTCTGGGCCAGGATTCCGACCGACCGGGCGGTCGAGCAGATGTGCAACCTCATCCGCAAGTACAAGCCGATCTTCTGGTTTGCGGAGAAGGGGCACATCTCCAAGTCGATCGGGCCCTTCCTGCGCAAGCGCATGATGGAGACGAAATCCTACGCGGCCATCGACGAGATCACGCCGATCGGCGACAAGGTGAGCCGCGCGCAGTCCGTCATCGCCAGGATGTCGGGCGGCAAGATCCACTTTCCCACATTCGCGCCCTGGTGGCCGGAGGTGCGGTCTGAGATCTTGAAGTTCCCGGCCGCGGCCCACGACGACTTCGTCGACGCCATGAGCATGATGGGCCTGGGGCTCCTCAAGCAGATGCGGCCGCGAGCCAAACAGGCCGAAGCGAGCACGTCCAAATTCGGCACCGGAGCCTGGCTCCGTGACAGAATCAAAAGTGAAAACCGTGCGGCAGCCGCCGAACGATCAAGAGCAGGATGGTGACCATGAACCTCGGACTTACCCCGCAAGACCCCAATGCCCCGCTCGATCCGCTGGCGAACACGGAGATGGCTATGTCGCCCACCGGCAACGCCCTGGCCGGCATGATGGACCCGGAAGGGAAGATCATGGACCGCGAAGACCCGGAGCTGTCGCGCTCGCGCGAAGCCCTGGTGAAGGCCTGGTCGGCAAATCTCAAGCAGGCCAAGGAGCGCTGGAAGGATGACTTCAAGCGCATGAGGTCCGATCAGGAGTTCGCCCGCGGCAAGCAGTGGCCGAATGACCCGAGCAACAGCAGCTATGTGGTGAACATCACCCTCCGCCACATCCAGCAGCGCGTGGCTGCCCTCTACGCCAAGAACCCCAAGGCGGTGGCCCGCCGGCGTGAGCGGCTCCTCAGCACCGTTTGGGACGGCAACAGCACGTCACTGAAGGCGGCCATGGAGGCCACGCAGATGGCCATGCAGGCCCAGGCGCCGCAGGTCGACCCGATGACGGGCGCCATGACGCCGCCCATGCCGGTGCCGCCGGAGCTGCAGCAAGCCGCCCAGATGGCCGAGGCCGTCATCCAGGATGCCGCCCAGGTGCACGACCAGATCCAGCAGCTGAACCGCATCTCGAAGACCCTGGAGATCCTCTACGACTACAACATCGCAGAGCAGCTGCACCCGTTCAAAACCATGATGAAAATGATGGTCCGGCGCAGCGTGACCACGGGCGTGGGCTACGTGAAGCTGGGCTTCCAGCGTCTCATGGAGGTGCGGCCCGAGGTCGAGGCCCGCATCGCCGACATCTCCAACCAGCTGGCCACCATGGAGCAGCTTTCGGCGGACATCGCCGATGGTGAGATCGACCACGACGCGGCCGCGGCCGAACAGCTGCGCCTCCTGGTGCAAGACCTCGAGGGCCAGAAGGACCACGTCGTCCGCGAAGGGCTCATCTTCGACTACCCAACGTCGACGTCGATCATCCCCGACCCGAAGTGCGTCCACCTGCGCGAGTTCCTGGGCGCGGATTGGGTGGCCCAGGAGTACATGCTGAGCTCTGACGAGATCAAGAAGATCTACAAGGTCGACGTCGGCAAGAGCTTCAATAGCTACAAGCGCGCGGACATCGGCCAGAACGTCGAGTCACTGGCGGCTAAGTACATGGGTGACAGCCTCAAGGACAGCGACAGCCTGGCCCAGGACGTGGCCTGCGTGTGGGAGATCTACAACAAGACCGATGGCCTCGTTTACGTGGTCTGCGATGGCTACAAGGACTTCCTTCGTGAGCCGGCGGCGCCCGAGATCTACATGGAGCGCTTCTACCCCTGGTTCGCCTACGTGACGAATGAGTGCGACAACGAGAAGACCATCTTCCCGCCGTCCGACGTCACGCTCATCCGGCATCCCCAGATGGAGATCAACCGGAGCCGGGAAGGCCTTCGCGAGCACCGCGTGGCGAATCGCCCCCTGACGGTGACCGCCCAGGGCATGCTGGACGAGGATGACCTCGCCAAGCTGCAGAACCGCCCCGCCAACGCGGTGGTGGAGCTGAACGCCCTCCAACCCGGCCAGAAGGTGGAAGACCTCCTGCAGCCTCTTCGGGGCCCTGGCATCGACCCCAATATGTACGAAACCAACGGCGCCTTCGAAGATATCCTGCGCTCTGTGGGCACCCAGGAAGCCAACCTGGGCGGCACGTCCAACTCGACGGCCACTGAATCGAGCATCGCCCAGGCCTCGATGTCGTCCTCCCTGGGCTCGAGCATCGACGACCTGAACGACGTCCTGACACAGCTGGCACGGGCCGCCGGCCAGATCCTGCTCCTCAACGTGTCCAAGGAGACGGTCACCCAGATCGTCGGCCCGGGCGCGGTCTGGCCGGAGATGTCCGCCCAGGACGTGGCCCAGGAGATCTTCCTGGAGATCGAGGCCAATTCCACCGGCCGGCCGAACCAGGCGGAGGAGATCCAGAAAGCCGAAAAGATTGTGCCGTTGCTCCTGCAGATTCCGGGCATCAACCCGGAGTTCATCGCCAAGGAGCTCTTGCGCCGCATGGGCGATCGCTTCGACATGGAGGAGGCCTTCACGGCCGACCTGCCGTCGATCGTCGCTATGAACTCGGCCAAGGGGCTGTCTGCGCCCGGCGGTGGCGCGGCGCCGGGGGCCATGACACAGGGCCCCCAGGGCGCAGGGAACGCCCAGCAGCCGCCTCCGATGAACTCCCAGGGCGCCAGGCCCCCATCAGGGCCGCCCCAGCTGCCGACCATGCAGTAAAGACTAGACCCGTTATTCCCATTTGGGTATAACGCTTCCAGCTTTACCAAGGAGCGACCATGCCTGAGATTCCGGTTCCTAACCTCGACGCACCTACCGCCGCCCCGTCACCGGCACCCGCCTCAGAACCGGCCGCTCCGAGCCCTACCCCTGACGCTACCGCGGCCCCGTCGCCCGCACCTGACGCTCCCTCCGCGGTTTCGTCGCCCGCAGACGCTACGCCGGCCTCGTCGCCCGGCACCACCGACCTGAAAACGGGTCTTCTCGCTGCGGTCAAGAAAGCCGTGGAGCCGAAGACAGAAGCCGTCGCCGGGTCGGAGCAGGCAAAGCCCGAGGAAGACCCTGCCAAGGGTTCTGAGCCGGACGAACTGCCGGAGAACGTCACACAGGAAGAGGCGAAGAATTACAGCCCGAAGGCCCAGAAGCGCATCTCCAAGCTGCTCCAGCAGCGCGAAGAAGCCAGGTCGATGGTCCGTGAAACTGAACCCTTCCGAGACTTCATGCGGGACAATGAGCTGGGTGCAGAAGACCTGGCGTTTGGCCTGCAGGCTCTCGCAACGCTCAAGAAGGGCGATTTCGAGGGCTTCCTTCAGCAGGTGCAGCCCTTCGTCCAGTTGGCGGAGGAATACACCGGGCGGCGCATCCCTGATGACCTGCGAGAGCAGGTGCGCCAGGGGCGAATGACGCCAGACGTGGCCGCCGCCTTAAGCCGGCAGCGGATGGACCTCGGACGAGCTCGTCAAGAACTTGACCAGCGCGACCAGTATGAGGGCCAGCGTCAAGAGGAAGAAGCTCGCGAGGCGAATCGCTCCGCCGTAGCCGTCTGGGAGCAGACCACCAAGCAGACCGACCCGGATTATGCCCGCAAACTGCCACTAGCGAAGGCGTTTGTTGCGCAGCTCAAGCAGGAATATGGCGACCCTCAGTCGGAGCAAGATAGCCGCACGATGGCCCAAGAGGCCTACCGCATGGCTGGCGAACAGCTGAAGCCATCCCTCCCGCCGCGAACGGCAACGCAAATGACCCCTTCTGGTGCGCAGCGCCCATCAAACCCGAGCGCGGTAGCATATCCCCGAAGCCTTGAGGACGTAGTCCGACATGGCCTCTCACGTAGGTAGACGCGCTCCTCATCGGTGCGGCCGGCCAAGCCGGAGCCCATAGGAGACTAAAATGACTGCTCTTAGCACTGCCCAGTTGACGAACATCGCCAACGGCGCCCTCGACTACTACTTCGGCACGCCGGATTGCTACGCCCAGACCATCCAGAACAAGCCCCTTCTGAAGGCCCTCGAGGGCAAGAAGAAAACCTTCCCCGGTGGCAAGGGTGACATCTCGATCGCGCTCCAGGGCGTGTTCGGCGCCGGCGGCGTGGCCGACTCTTTGAAAGGTTATACAAACAACGACACTGTCACGTTCATGAACCCGGCGAACATCGTGCGGGCTAATTGGCCCTGGCGTGAAATGCACATCGGTATGTCGATCTCCGGCACCGAGCTGAAGATCGATGGCCTGAGCGTCAGCGACGAGATGGGCATCGAGACGTCCAACCACTCGCAGCGCGACCTCACCGTCCTGGTGAACCTGCTCGACAACAAGCTGGCCGACATGGCTGAGCAGTCCGCCCGTTCGCTGAACAGCCTGCTGTGGGGCGATGGCCTTGCGGATCCGCTGGCCCTGCAGGGCATCCGCGCCCTGGTCACCGACGACCCGACTGTCGGCACCGTTGGCGGCATCGACCGCGCCACGGCGTCGAACGCCTGGTGGAGGAACCACTCCGACGTGGCCGCTCCGATCACCTCGTTGCCGACGATGGGCGGCGCTCTGATCGAGCACATCCAGAAGACCTACCGTCAGCTGACCCGCTTTGGCGGCCGCCCGACGCATGCCTTCTGCGGTTCGGACTTCCTGGCCGCCCTCGAGAGGGAACTCCGTGCGAACGGTAACTACTCGATGCAGGGCTTCTCGTCCGGCAAGGATGTCTCGGTTGGCGCCATCAACCACATGGGCCTGACGTTCGAGTATGACCCGACGCTTGATGATCTGGGTTTCAGCAAGCGTTGCTACCTTCTCGATCTCCAGAACATCTTCATCCAGGCCATGGATTCGGAATGGCGCCGGCGTCACAACCCGGCCCGTCCCGAGAACGCGTTCGTCTACTACACCAGCCTGACCTACACCGGCCAGCTGGTGGCGAAGCAGCTGAACTCGTCTGCAGTGCTTGCCATCGCCTAACCCGCGGTGAGCATGCGGTGGGAGGGGCTTCCTTGGTGCGTTCCTCCCACCGCACCAATCATCACCAAGGACACCAAGGAGAGAACACATGGCAGAAATGGATTGGGTAGAGTGCGAGGTCATGATCGGTGGCGACATCCGCATGATCGCCTACCGGGGCTCCACTGAGCCCCTCAGCATTCCTGAAATCGCTGTTATCCGTGAGCTTCACGGCGAAGACAGCGTGCGGAAGATGAAGTACGTGAAGACCACCGAGACGACGCCTAGCGAGGAGAAGAACCGCCTCCTGGGCAGGTATTCCGCCGGCGTCGTCAACACCGCGTTCCCGGGCCGCGCACCGCAGATGCACATGAAGGCCGACGATCGTCCGTCCAAGGAGATCGAGGGCGGCGTGCGCAAGGTGCAGCGCGCGGGCACGAAGCAGACGGCCGCGGAGCCGTTCATCCCCTCGCTTGACGAAAGCACAGAGTAAGGAGTCCAACCATGGCAACGGGTGTCCAGCTTTCCAAGCTCGTGAAAGATCTCCGCGCAGAATGCGGGCACTCGCTTGCCGTGGCCCAGGGCCAGGCGACAGAGGAAACCCTCCGCTACCTGCTCGCACGACAGCAGGAGGAACTCTACGAAGGCTATGAGTGGTCCTTCTTGAAGATCCACCGCTCAATCCCCTCGAGGGCCGGCGAGCGCTACTACAACTATCCGGCTGATCTTCCTTTTGAGCGCGTGACCCACGTCTGGAGCCACACAGTGGATGGCACGGATTGGGTGCCCCTCACAAAAGGTATCGGCCCGCCGATGTACGCCGCCATCAATAGCGACAAGGGTCAGACATCCTGGCCGCCGCGCAATTGGGACCACGCCGAGACAAACCAGATTGAGATCTGGCCGATGCCAGATCGCGACACCGGCGAGGTCATCGTCTACGGCATGAAGCCCCTGGCGCCGCTCCTGAAAAGCGAGGACGTCTGCACCCTGGACGACAAGGCGATCGTGCTCTTCACGGCCGTCGAGGTGCTGATGAAGACCGCGCCCAAGGAAGCCGAGGTCAAGTCGCAAAAAGCGCAGCGGGTGCTGCAGCGGCTTCTCGCCCAGCAGGGCGCGCGCAAGCGCATGTGGACGTCTCTCACGGGCCAACGGACCGCGCAGCCCATCGTGGGGCTCGATTATATCCCGAGGTACTGATGTCCTACTTTGTGCTCGAGAACTTCTCCAGCGGCCTGGATCTTCGCAGGCCCACCCTGGTGGCGCCCCAGGGCACGCTCAGCGTCCTGAAGAACGCCCACGTCTCGGCCGGAGGCGACATCGAGAAGCGCTACGCCTTCGTGCCGGTCTTCAACACGCCGGGCACTTTCGGCCTGGCGGGCATCGGCGCCCAGCTTTATGTTTTCAAGCAGGCCGCGCCGCTTGACGCCCCGGCGGCCGATCCGCTCGTGCAGGCGGCGAACAGGGCGTTCCCGCCGGTTACGGTTAGCACGATCAGCCTGCCCATGCCGGCCGGGAAGACGGCCGAAGCCCTGGTGGATTGGGATCTGTTCAACGGTCAGATCTATTCCGTCATCAGGGCCACGGACGGCACCTTGCACCATTTCTATGGCACCACCTACGTGGCCGACGTGGCCAAGATGTATGACCCGGTGCCCAACAACGTGAAAACTTTCAAGGGCAAGGTGTACGGCATCGCCAAGAACAAGGTGGTCTTCTCGGCGATCGACAACCCGCTGATCTGGGATCCAGCCGACACCAACGGGCTGGGTCAGGGTTTCATCGACACGGCCTCGACTAACGGCACCGGCGATGCCTTGACGGGTATCGAGGTCTACTATGATCAGCTGGCCATCTCCTCGCGTTACGCCACGCAGATCTGGGAGGTCGACGCGGATCCGAAGAACAACAACCTCCGCCAGACGCTCCGCGGCGCTGGCACGGTGGCCCCGCCCTCTATGTTGGGCTTCGGGTCGGGTGACGTTCTGTACCTGCATGATTCAGGGATCCGCTCCCTGCGCGCCAAGGACAGCTCCAACGCCGCGGCCGTGTCCGATATTGGTTCGCCGATAGATCCGGTCATCCAGCGGATCATCAAGACGGCGGCGGATACCGCGTACGTCACCCGGGCCTTTTCGCTCATTGAGCCGAACACTGGGCGGTTCTGGATGGCCTTCCGCGACCGGATCTTCATCCTGTCGTATTACCCTGGTCCCAAGGTGACGGCTTGGAGCGAGTACGATCCCGGCTTCCTCATCGACGCCGGCGTGGTAGCCAATTCCCAGGTCGCGCTCCGCTCAGGCGACAACATCTACCTCTACGGGGGCGCCACCGGGGAAGAGTACGACAGCAGCGAAGTCTCCGTCGACATCCCCTACTTGTCGGTGTCCCGGCCGGCCACGAAGAAGGCTTTCACCGGCATCGACTTGGCCGCCTGGGGCCTCTGGACGGTGTGGGCGTCCTACGACCCCAATCGGCCCGACGCCATGGACGTCTCCGCCACGATCTCCGAACCCACCCTTGGACAAGTAGATAGCGTCGGCCTCCAGGGCGTGTCCACGCACATCTCCCTCTCCCTGCGCAATAAGGCCCCCGGGCCGGCCAAATTGAGCGCGGTGGCCGTACATTACCACAGCGATGACAAGGCAGACTGATGGACAGGACGCCCAAAATCGTGCTAACCGATCGAGATCCGCCCGAACTGGCCTCGGCAGCCGCGTCTGAAGACATCAGCGCAGGCCAGATGACGGAAGCAGCCCACGACTTCAGCACCCTCCCAGCGACGGCCCTCCGCACGCCGCGCCACATGCCGTCCTTCGTGATCCGGCAGGCGGGACCGATGGACCTGGTGCCGTTGATGGTGCTCACGGAGGCATTCTTCGAAGAGAGCGGCTGGAAGAAATTTACCAGCTTCAATGACGAGGGCATGAAGCTCCACTATGAGCATGTCCTCAACTCTCCGTACACGGAAACAGCTCAGTTCATATACGTCGTGGATACTCTCCCCATCCCTGACGGAACTGGCGGTGAGACGCCCCAAGTCCCGGTAGGCTTCATCAAGTTCGGCGTACAAGTCTGCTCAACCGTGGATCCCGTGGGTGTTCTCGACGGCGTCTATGTGCATCCTACCTTCAGGATGTCGGCCGCCGGCCGCCTTCTTTTTACTGCAGCCGAGAACCGGCTGCGCGCCCTGGGTGCGTGTGTGTTCTTCGCCAGCCCGGGCGCCAAGATGGGCGGCGTCGACCGCTCCATGGCAAACATGCTCACCAAGCTGGGCTACGACATTCCGGTCATCAATGGATGTAAGGTGCTTCGATGAGTGGCGGCGGAAAAGGTGGCGCGGATAACTCAGCCAAGAAGATGCTCAAGTTCGAAAAGGAGCAGATTGCCAAGGCCGAAAAGAAGGAAGCTGAACGCCAGGCGCGCCTGGCCTCCGGCAAGAAGGGCGTCGATGCGGAGTTCGGCAAGATTGGCGATCCCTTCTACAAGACATATCAGGATAATTATTTGAATTATTACATGCCGCAGGTGGGCGAGCAGTACAACGAAGCCAAGGATGAAACCAACTACGGCTACGCCCGCGCCGGCACGCTGAACTCCTCGATGTCGGCGAAGTCCCTGGCGGATCTCTACAAGAAGAAGCTCGACCAGGACGCCATGGTGCGCTCGCAGGCGGATGCCGCCACGGGTCAGCTGCGCGGCAACGTGCTCGAGGCCAAGAACAGCGCCATCAACCAGCTCTACGCAACCGAAGACCCGACGATGGCCACGAACCTGGCCACCAACTCCGTGAAGAACCTCCAGGGCCAGCAGCCCAAGTACGACCCCCTGGGCGAGCTCTTCAACACGGCGGCCGTGGGTGCGGCGGGCTTCATCAACGCAAACTCGCAGCGTGCGTCGTCTGGCGGCTATTACGGCTCGCCGGGCTCGAGCAGCCGCAATTATTCGGTGGGTTAGACCATGGTCGCCGCAGCACCTCTTATCGGCCTCGCGCTCACCGCTGGTGGCGCCGCCATGCAGTATTCGGCCGCCTCGGCCGCGAACAAGGCCCAGCAGCGCGCCACTCAGCAGTGGATGCAATACCAGAAGCAGAAGGGCCGCGTGCAGAACGCGAAGGATGAGGCCAACCGGGCGAAGGCCGAGGCCGCACAGCGGGCCACGGCCAAGACGCTGGGCCAGAGCGGCGAGGCCGTGGACGCGGAGACGCAGCGCCTGGCCATGGACCTCAACGCCGACAACACGATGGCCGCGGCGCCCGAGGCGACGGTTAACGACCAGCTCCTGGCTGGCCAGGAGAACGATTCGAGCTTCAAGAACTACGCCGCCCGCCGCCTCAACGAGGCGGCCCAGGAGGCCCGTGCGAGGACGAAGGCCCTGGCTGGCATGCAGGCCGCCACGGGCTCGCAGTATGGCTTCCAGAACCGCACCGGCCAGGCCCTGGCCGAGGGCAACCAGATGATCGATCTTTACAACAACTACCGGAAGGGCGACCTCGCCACCTACGGCCTGGTCAAGGGCATCCAGCCGCTGCAGGTGGGCGCACCCTCGAGCATCGGCAGCTCGCTCGCCGAGCTGGGCGGATCAATGATGAGCATGGGCGGGGGCGGTGGCCTCTCTGGAATGTTCTAGGAGACACACATGGCACGCGTCGTTCCCAGCTCAATCTCCCCCGGCATCAGCGCCCTGGCTGATGCGATCGCCGGCTATGGCGCCAACAAGGCGGCAGCCAACATGCGCCAGGCGCAGATGGAGAATATGTGGCGCGACGATGAGCGCGCACAGCAGCAACTCGCCATTCAGCAGGGCCAGGCAGACCTGGCGCAGAAGCGCTTCGAGTGGGAGCAGTTCAACCACAAGCTCACCGAAGGCCGTGCGGCCGAGAAGTTCCCCCTGGAGATGGAAGGCCTTGACCTGGGCAACCAGAAGGCCGGCGTGGACTTGGCAACAGCCCGGACCGCGAAGGAGCTCGAGGACACCCGCATCTCGTCGCTGTTCCCGACTGCGAACACTCTCACCGATGCTGTGGTGAGCAACGTCGAGCGGAAGATGCCGGAGTTCGACATCGGCGCCCTCCTGAAGCAGGGAGGCTCAGGCCTGCCGCCTGTGTCTAACGGCGCGGCGGAGTACGACACCGGCATGGACTACGGTGGTTACGGCGGCACGGCCGGCATGGAAGACATCCAGGGCCGCCTCGACATGCGCGACCAGGTGGGGCAGCTGGCCTACAACGAGGTGCTGTCGAACAAGGATCTCGACGCGGCGAAGTGGATTGACGACCATACGAAAACCTTCAGCGCGGGCGCCGGTGTGCCTGGTGGTGGGGAGGCCCTGATCAAGGATCCCTTCAGCATCACGAAGGAGATGAACAACGATAAGCAGTACCAGGCCGCCCAGGTGGGTATCGCCACGCTCAACTCGATGTATGATTCCTTCACGGATCCGAGCGCCATCAGCGATTACGACTTCATCAATGGTGTGGCCAAGATCCTCGATCCGACGTCCGTCGTGCGCACGCAGGAAGGCGACCAGGTGGTGGCAACGCAGGCCATGCCTTCCATGGTCGCCGGCCGGCTTAACCAGCTCCTCCAGGGCGAAGCCGTCCTGGACATGAAGACCCGCGCGGACCTCTACCGCCTGGCCGAACGCCGCGTGCGCGAGCTGCAGACGCAAGGGGAAGATAAGCGCGCCTTCTACGGGAACATCGCCACGCAGAACGGCTACGACCCAGCGGACTATGTTCCCGAGCTTCCAGCGGGGCCCAAGGGCTCGATCGGGTACATGCAGGACCAGCCGCCGGAGCCATCGTGGCTGCAAAGGGCGCTACAAAGCCAGCCCAGCTACCCGACGCCGACGCCCGACGCGATTGCCGAGCTTCGCGCTGACCCCAGCGCGGCGGCTGAGTTCGACCACACCTTCGGCCCCGGCGCTGCGGCGCGAGTTCTGGGGGCGCAGTGATGGCAAGCCGCTTTGACAGATACGTGACCCCGCCGGCCGCGCAGCCGGCGAGCAGGTTCGATAAGTATGCGCCCCCGGCTGCGCAGCCCTCGGCGCCAGGGCTGTCCTGGGGCGATGTGCCAGGGCAGGCTCTGTATAACGCCCCGGCAAGTGCCGGGCGGTTCGTCGGTGACATCTACACCGCCGTCACCAACCCGATCGACACGGCCGACAGCATGCTCGACCTGGCGGCCGGCGGCATCTCCAACGGCATCGAGTACGCCACCGGCCAGGACTTCTTCCCGGAGAACAAGGCCACCCAGACGGCCGATGCCGTTGGGCAGTTCTACAGCGACCGCTACGGCTCCTGGGATGGCGTGAAGAATGCTCTCGCCACGGATCCCGTGGGCGTGCTGTCGGACGCTTCTCTGCCGCTCACCGGCATGGGCGGCCTCGCCGCCAGGGCGCCTGGCATGATCGGCCGGGCCGGCCGCGTTGCGGCTACCGTGGGCAACGCGATCGACCCCGCGGTGGGGATGGTGAAGGCCGGCCAGGGCGTGGTGCGCGGAGCAGGGAACGTGGCCAACGCCGCGAGCGCCTGGAAGTCTACGCCGCACAACCTCGCCCTGACACAGGTCGGTGAGCTGGGCGACCAGGCCTTCGGGCCCTACAACGCCATGGGCATGAACCGCGAGATGGCCCAGCTGGGCCCGGAAGCCGTGCGCGCCGACGTCCTGGGCGAGAGGGGCTATGCGACCGCCCGCCAGGCGGCGAACCTCAACCCCGACGCCCGGCAGGCTATTCAGACCTTCGGCAACGAGCGCCAGGGGCAGCAGAACGTGCGCCTGGCGCGCGACGTGCAGCGAGCCGGCGGCCTGCCCCCGGGCTCGAGGGAGCCGATCGGTGACATGCGCGCCGCCGCTGACCGCGCTTCGCGGCCGGCGATCGACCAGGCATACAACCAGGCCCGCACCATGGGCGCCGAGATCCCCTTCTCGGCCTTTGACGACATCATGAGCCACCCGGCCGCGGCCGACGTGTTTGAGCGCGCCCGGCAGAATGTCACCTACCGCGAGCGCCTCGGCGAGCAGGGCGGCAACCTGGCTGTCCTCGACGAGGCCAAGCGCCTCCTCCAGGCGCATGCCGCTAACTTCACCGACTCGAACCGCGGCATCTACGGGCGCCTGGCGGATGATCTGCGCACGCGCACCGACCAGCTGCTCATGGGCCCGGAATATGCCGACGCCCGGCGCCTGCGCCAGGATGCCTACGCGGCCGACGAGGCCTTCACGACAGGCGAGGATCTCGGCCAGCGCAGCCCGCCGATCGACGCGACGGCGCGCGGCGCAGCGGTGGCGCCGCAGCACGCCCCGAACATGGCGGCGGCCTACGCGCAGACGAAGTCCCACCACCTGCTGAACAACAACGACACGGCCGGCGCCCTGACCGAGTTCAACACGGACATGGGCCGCGAGGCCTACAACGCCGCCCTGGGGCTCACAGGCGGCCAGCAGTTCGGCCAGGCAGTCGCCCGCGAGGGCACCTACCGGCGCCTGCTGAACGCCATGGGAAACTCCACCACGGCGCGCCAGCTCATCGAGGCCGGCGCCCTGGGCAAGGGTGTGGGCCTTGGCTCCCTGATCGCAGGCTTTGACCCCCTGACAGCGGTCACCCTGGGCGGTGCCAGCTACCTGGGCCGCAAGTTCCTCGGCAATAAACTCGACAACATGGTGGATGGTCGCCGAATGGCTGCGGCTCCGATCGTCGCCCAGAACATGGTAAGCCGCGAGGCCTTGCCGTCGTTTGAAGCTATCCCACCCTCGCGCACCGGGCAGTTCGCCGATCGAGTGAACAGCTATGACCCCACCGTGGCGGCCAAGGCGCTATGGGGCGCCCGCCAGGGCGGCATCGTTAACGACATCGCAAGCCAATTCGGAGGGCCTCGCTGATGGCCGCACCCCGCCCTGAGAGCATTGCCGACCAGGTTGTCGCCAAGAAGAAAAAGCGCCTGACGGCGGACGAGCCGCGCGTGCCCACGGGTGGCGGCATCAACACCAACTATGGCCCCCAGCAGCCCGATGGGCGCATCTGGCAGGAGAAGCTGCGCGATGGCGGCAACTCGGCGATCAACTACGCCCTGGGCCCGCACGCTCAGTCCCTGATGGACCTGTCCCAGTTCAGTGACGCGGCCGACATGCAGGACGCGGCGGCGAACAACCTCGAGCTCAGCAACGCGGCGAAAGACGGCCGGTGGTGGGACGCGGCGAAAGCCGCGCCCTGGGCCATCGGCTCGAGTGCCATGGCGCTGATCCCGGGGGCCTCTATCGGCCCCCTGGACAACATGGCGAAGGGCACGACGTCGCTTGCCGACGAGACAGCAAAATCGACGAAGCGGCCGGCCAAGGTCAGGCCCCCAGGCGCCCCGATCAACCCACGCGTCAAGATCGGCCACAACATGCCGCCCCCGGATCTCAACCTCGAGAACACGCTCCAGGCGCGCGCCGATCAGATGAACCTGCCGCCCAACCAGCGCATCCAGCCGGATCCGAATCGTCGTCGCGTCCTCGACACCAACTACCAGCAACAGGCCCCGGTGGGCCCCCGGACCGACCTGGCCGCCAACTATCCGCGGAACCCGAACCCCAACGCCCAGCTGCCGAAGGGCGATCGCGGCCGCGTCCTGGTCGACCGCAAGACCGAGATCGCCGCCCGCCTGGCGGAGAAGATCAAGGCCCGCGGCCTGATCGGCACGGACGTCCAATACTTCTACAGCTCCGATGGCCCCATCTACCGGGCGGCCATGAAAGCCGGCCTGTCGCACGACGAGGCCGTGCAGTATCTCAACGACTTCGCGCAGCACTATGCCGCGACGAGCCCGCGCACTGACACCACCCAGAACCTCCGCAACGCCACGCTCTCGATGGCCAAGCAGGCCGCCAACATCCCACACCGCCAGGTGATGGGGCCCGGCACCGAGACGAAGGGCGTGAAGGGCATCTCGGAGAAGGGCTATCCGATGATGACCGGCAAGGGCGGCATCCACGGCGGCCTGCTCGATTCAGTGATCAGCGGCGAGGGCATCAACAACCTCACCAACCCGAAGCCGTCGACCTTCGGCGGCAACATGAGCGGCAACCTCTCGGGCGTCACGGCTGACACGCACGCCATCCGCGGCGTGCTGATGGCCCTCAACGAGATCGACCCCGGATCCGTGCCCGATTCCTGGCTGATCCCGGAACACATCCCGGCCTACCGGGCCGACCACACCAAGCTCAACCCGAGCATGATCAACGACACCCTGGCCAGCCAGATGATCGGCCCCAGGGGCGCGACGACGAGCGCGCAGACCGAATACCCGGTGATCGCCGACATCTGGCATGAGGTCGCTAGAGTTCTCGGTGTCGAGCCCGCGGAAGCGCAGGCCCTGGGCTGGTTCAGCCTGGGCGACGAGACGAACCTGGGCAGCCAGCTCGCCACGGTGGGCGAGCTCATGGATCAGCGCATCAACGTGACTTCCCAGGCGATGCAGAACAGCCCCGAGGACGTGGCGCGCGCTCTCTTCCGCCGGCAGATCCCGCTGATGGGTGTGGCTGGTGCGGGCGGGGCCATGGGCCTGGGGGCGATGTCCAACTCCGACCAGCAGCAAGAGCCGAGAAGGGATGTGTACTGATGTCCGCGCGCGATGACTTTGGATCGAGGGCCGGAACACCGGGCGGCTACGGCGGCGGCGCTGGCGGCCTTGGCAATGGTGGTGTTGCTGGTGGCCGCAATGGTGGCAGCAACTCCAGCACTGGGCTGACCACTGGCACCACCTGGCGGGGCAATACCTATGTCGGGCGGCCAGGTGGCATGGGCTCGTCTCTGGCCGATATGTTTTCGGCTCCCAGGGCCCAGGGCGTCAGGCAGGCAGGCGCGCCCCCGGCCCCTCCGACGATTGTCCCGGTGGGCGCCCCGCCGCCCGTCGCCCCGCTGCCGACTTCAGCTTGGTTGAAGGCTTACGGCAACATCAACAGCCCGATCGCAACGGGCTGGGCTTACAGCCCCGGAGACATGACCGGCGCGCGACCAATGCAGGACTATCCTCGATACCAGAGCCAGCCTCAGAGGCTCGCCCCCGGCCAGCCTAAGATTCAGGACCGGTTGCCGGGCAATGTCGGGCCGGGTGATTGGAGGGGTCAGGCCAGCAACCCCCGAGCCCTCAGCGGCCAGAACTGGGGCAACCCCGGATCCGGTTCGATGGGCCTTGGTTCGTCCGGTCGCGGTCGCGGCGGCGGCGGTGGCGGCGGCTTCTAGGAGACACGGGACATGTTGCCAGACATTGCAGTGATGGAAGCCTACATCCGCCGCGCGGCCCTCGCTCGCGGCATCGATCCTGACACGGCGGTGCGCGTGGCCCGCTCCGAGGGCCTGGCGCCGGGTGTCTGGCAGGCCAGGGGCATGCTCTCCTACGGGCGCGAGCGTTCCTACGGGCCCTTCCAGCTGCATGTGGCGCCCCAGGGGCACCGCGGCGGCATGGGCAACGACATGATCGCCCAGACAGGCCTCGACCCGTCCAACCCGGCGAATTGGCAGGCCGGCATTGACTTTGCCCTGAATGGCGCCGCCAGGAACGGCTGGGGCGCCTGGTATGGCGCCAAGAAGATCGGCGTCACCGGCATGATGGGCATCAACGGTGGGCGCACGGTGCCCGTGTCGACGGGCCAGGCTACGCAGCCGGGCGCCTACACGGCGGGCGAATATGTGCCGGAACACAATTACACGACCTATGCGCCGAACATGAACGTGCAGGCCGCGGGTGGCCCTCCGCCGGCGCCGACGCGCACGGCCTACACGGACATGATGCGCCGATCGATCGAGAAGGGCTCGCCGGCTAACGAGGCCCGCCAGCAGATCGGCGCCATGGAGGCCGCCCAGGGCACCGGCGGCGGCTTCAAGATCCCCGGCCTGAGTGCCCTGGCGGGCGGCAAGGGTGGCGCTGGCGGCAAGTCGGGTGGCGGCGGCCAGAAGGCCATGCCGACGTCGGCGCCTGCCGCTGGGCCCACTGAAATCGCGATCCCGGGCGGCGATCTGCCGGTCGGTCCGACGCCGAAGCCGCGTCCGCAGAGCCAGAACATGAACCTACCCCCGGTGCAGGGGCCAACCGCGCCCTATTGGGGTGTCCATGCGGGCGATGCGGAACAGGCGCAAGATAACGCGATGGATTTCGGCGCGGCGTTCCGCGGCGATGTTGGCGACCTTCCCACTCCCGGCGTTACCGATGGCATGGGTCCGCGCCCGTATAACCCGAAGGGTTCCCCCTTGTGGGATCCCAAGCTCAAGAAATTCGTGCCGCGCCTGCGGCCTGACACCATCCCATAGGAGCTGAAAATGGCTGACACCCCTCCCACCACCCCGCCGACCACACCCCCGGCCAAGAAGCCCAACGGGATGCGCGACAAGCTTGTGCCTATGATGCAGCACGCCTTCAAGACGCGCGGTCCTGTGGGCGGCAAGGCGGCGATGCTGGGCGTGCCGTACTGGCAGCGCGGGCAGGGGGTCATCAACCCCCAGGGCGAGTGGGAGCAGCACCAGATGCTTCAGGATTACCGGAAGCGGATGAAGGCCCAGCAGGCCCCCAAGCCTGACGTGCCGCTTCCGCCCTTGGACCCGAACACGCCCCAGGCGGCGGGGCCCGCAACGCCCCCTGCAGCGGCGCCCGCAGCGGCGCCGCAGTCCATGGCGGACATGTTCTTACCCGCCAGGCGCAAGCTCACGCCCATGAGCGTCTTCGGTCTGCCCAGCAACACCCGCAAGATCAATGGCGGCAGCGGCGGAGGCGGCAATGGCGGAGGCGGTGCCTTTGGCGGCGGAGGCTTCTTCTGATGCCGCGGCCGATTCCGTTCGCCACGCCCGGCTCGTCTGAATCGGCGCAGAGCCACGTCTACCGGGCGCAGCGCGCGATCCGCGGCAAGAGCATATCCGAGGGCATGCGGAAGGCCGCCGAAGAGCGCGAGGCCAAGGCCGGCCTGGTAGATGTGGAAAGCGAGAAGGAAGACCTGGCCGAGGCGGTGGTGCCTCGGCGGAGGCGCTAGGCCTCCTTGGCGGCGGCCTTCTTCTGCAGCCTTTTGAACTTGGCCCGGGCCTTGGCCTGGTCCTTCTTCATTTTGGCCGTCATTTCAGACCAACCTTTCGAGAGCTTGGCGGAGTATTGCTCTGCCTTGTCGTATTGCTCTTTAAGCTCGTCCGCGTGGTCAAACATATAATCCATGCGCGCGAGCCCGTAGGCTCTTTCCGTTTCGCTATCCACGAAGCCAACAAGGTCTTCCGTTTCATAGTCGATCAGAAGCCCCCGAAAGACGACCGGGTCGCGCGGCTTTCGCCGGAGATAGCCGTTCTCGTCTTCAACGAGTTGGCTTTCCGGGTACATCTCCCTCGTCTCCTTGTTCAAGTCTTCGAGCATTTTCTTGTCGAGTGCCATGTCTACCTCCCGTGCCTTTTCAAAACATCATATACGCCCTGGCGGCTGAGCCTGAATCGTCGGGCGATGGCCGTCACCGGCTTGCCGGCGTCGAAGTCCTTCAGGAGCAGGGCATCGCGCTGGGCCACCAGGGCAGGATCCCGCCGCACCCCGGTCTTGCGCCGGGGGATGTCGTACCGGCGCAGGAGATTGTGGATGGTCTGGTAGTGCACGCCCAGCTCGGCAGCCGCCTCGGGTGCTGTGAGGCCCCGGACGACGTAGACCTCGAGCAGCTGCTCCTTGGTGATGCTGACGCCCCTGGTCATGCAAACCTCCTTTCCATGGCGCCCAGCAGGTGCTCGGGCGCGTGGTGACCATAGACCTTCTGCACCATGTCTGGCGAGTTCCCCAGCACCCCGGCCACCTCCCAAACGGGCACGCCGGCCCTCAACATGAGGGTGGCGCAGGTGTGGCGCAGGCTGTGCGGTGTCACGTCGGCGTGTCCAGCCCTGGACATGAACGTGCCGAAGGGCCCGTCGATCGCCGCGGCGCTGTCCAGGACGAAGTCCGAGACACGCTCCGCATAAGCCCGCTCGAGCATCGGCCGGAGGCGCGCCGGGATCGGCAGGACGGCCTGCTTCTTGGACGTGGCGCCGGGCATGCGGAAGTCGATGGTGCCGCGGGCGAGATCCACCTGGGACCAGCGCAGGCCCAGGATGGCGGCCTTGCGCTGGCCGGTGTCGAGGCCCAGGCAGATGAACCGGGTCAAGCGGGGAAGCCGCTCCTGGCCCATCCCCAGGCCCATGGCGAGGGCATAGACGCGCGCCTCGTCCGCCTCATCCAGCCAGACGTCCTTGGGGGCCACCGGCGCCGGCCGCTCGAAGAAGGGCACGTCGCGGACCTTCCGCATGCGGTGGGCGTGGGCGATCGCGGCGACGACCACGGCCGTCATCTTGCGCCTGGTGCCGTCCGCCCAGGCCTTGGCGGTGAACCAGGCTTCCAGGGCGGCCTGGTCGAGGTCGGAGACGGCCAGGTGGCCGATCTCGCGCTGGACCTGGAGATAGGCCGCGACGACCTTGTCCTGGCTGGAGCGGGCCCGGTACTTCGGGCGCGCCAGGTACAGCTCGATGCAGTCGGCGAGGGTCGGGGAGGGGAGCTTAACGATCTTCATGGCTTTGCCCCTTTGCTATCCCAGAGGCGCTTGGCCTCGTCGTAACCATCCGCGAACGCGAGCAAGGCTTCCGCTAACCTGCGAGCTTCCTCCGGCCGGTACACCGCCACTTTTAAGAACTCAGGTTCCCCGGTGTCATCCATAGTAACCCGCTCGACCAGGAGGGTCGCCATAGGGCTGAAGTATTCAAAAGACTCGAAACCTAGATCCCTCGCGTATTCAGGGTCGAAGGCGCCAACAAGCAATGACAACGTGCCTGTACCCTCCGAGTAGGAGTCTTCGCTGTCCGTGGATTGGATGATGGGGTGCTTGCTCTCTTCGGCCTGGAG